TGATAGTTCGTTCTCAAAAAAGACATCGGGCAGTGTGTCCGTTGGCTCTGTTTCAAAAATAATATTTTCAACAGCTCTAAACACTTGTATATTGGCAATTACTTTTGATTGTCTCTTTTTTGTATTTGCTCCGGTGCAAGGTAGCGTTCCTGACATTTGTAAAGTCAGTAATTGGGAAGAAGGGATTCTATAAAATTTCCAATAATTTGTACCAAGGCTACAAGAACTTAAAGGAGAAGTTATACCAGGGATAAATTGATTGTCTATAAGTCCAGGCCCCCCTGACCCTGTTGTTGTCCCAACTGTGGCAATTCCATCATTTAATGTAGCGGCAATATTATCATTTATAAACCAATCATACATATTTGTATAGCTGTTGGCTGCTACATATTGCTTTTTGAATAAATATCTTCTTGTTTCGCATGGATTATCCCCATACCCATCTCTAATAAAACTAATATCAAAGATTATAATAGAACCGGCAGGAACGTCATAATCTATAAATTGACCTGGTATTGCAGGATCAGGGATACCCATAGGATAACTTAATTTCGGACAAGTATTACCTGCCGTCTGCATAGCAGAACGAGTACCTGGTGCGATTACTGCTAATGGATCTACCTCAGTAGAGAAGTCATCTGCTTTTATTTTCATGTAAACTCCAGCAGGAGGAGCAGGCATTACTGTTGGTATAAATCCACTTGCTTTAGATTCTTTCTCTAATACAGTTGCATAGGTACATTGTTGCATAGGACCCTCTGAGTCAGCTTTTACAATAAATCTATCCCCCTCTTCTACTTTTCTTGCATTTTCACCTTGCAACAAGAAATATGTTTCTTGTGTTAATGGGTCTAAAAAAAATATATTTGAGTAGATGGTTTCGTATCTATGTTGGTCTGCCTTACATACAAACTTATAAAATTTAGCCCAATATGGCGCAACCTGAGATGGCGGTATAGTTACAGTAATTGAATTTGCGTATTGTGAATTTCTGCATGGAACGTGTTCGTTATTAAATAAGCTAACATTTGCTGGGCTAGCTCTTAAATATTCGTCCATGTACACAATGCCAATCTCATAGTCTCTATTACTGTGCAAGCTTTTTTTAATATTAGAATTTACTGATTGAACAGATACTACCGCAGTGGTTATTCTATAATATATATAATTATTGTTAAAACTTGGATTTGAAAATAATTGAGTATATCTTGTTGCAGTAAATTGAAGACTTATAACATTACTTGAAGGAGATGCAGTTATAGCAATTGGCTCTAATGGACCATTTATTCCTCCTTCATACTTTTGCAATACTCCAAAAGTGTTGTTTACAACGCAATTAACTGCATCTGTCATTGTATATCCATCGCAAGATGTATCACCTCCTGGAATAGGATTGTATATAGGCTTAATATTTAAAACAGTTCCTATTGCATCTTGAAACTCTGCACTTGATGCCATTTGGTACACAGATGTATAATCAGCTGGCAATACAAATGAAAATGAAATGTCAACAAATCCATACGGTGGTGTTATGGGAGGGAGATTTGTGGAATAAACACCCTCTAAAGTTGCATCTATTATTAGTGTATTCCCTTGTTTTAATGAAACTCCAGATAAATCTATATTTAAGACACAGTCATTTATAGTTACCGGCCCATTTATTGTGTAATTGCCATTACTATATGTAACAGTTGGTATAAGCTCTGGAATTATTTCCTCTACAACTAATTGCGTAGAATAGTCAAAGTTAGTTGGGTGGCCATTGGCATCAATCAAGTCATAGCCGTCAACATAGTTGCCATACATTAGCCTATTTCCCATAATTGTCTGAGCCTTAGCTAGTCTTGGCACATTGTCATATAACCTAAGTAGCTCTGACTCCGGTAGGATTGTATAGATTTTGCTATTGCTGAATAAATATGACTGAGTGACATTATCAAGCCATCCAACATCTTGCTTGTTATACTTCTCAATGACCTTTATGACATTGGCTGTCGCTTCCTTAAATAGCAAGTCAATGCCAATTACTAATGGCCCACCTGTATTGAAAAATACATTTACACCATTGTATCTATTTATCATCCCTTCATTCAAATAACTGTCAGGACTAAATTGAAAGTCATTTGGGAAGAATGCTATCTCTGTCCATTGTGACGTTACGCTATATTGCCCATTTGCATATTGATACCTATACGCAAAGCAAATAAATCTATCCTGTAAGAAGTTTGATTGGTCTGAAAGCTCAACAAGTGTTATCGTAGGCGCTGCGGTAGGTGGCTTCTTAATAACCTGTATTGTCTCATACAGCAGGTCAGGCTGACCATTGTAGTCAATCCCTGCACCATCAGGATTAGCGTAGCCGGTCTTGACATTTATGAACCTCGGAGGATTATAGTCGTCAGTCCAATACAGCAGGTCCTCAATGAGATTGACCCCTGTAATTAAGTACTGCTCATTGAAATTCAAAGTAGTGTCAACACCGCCCCCATTGTCAACGCTGATGACATGATATATAATGACTTGAGTGACAACATTATATGACACTATTAGGTCAAGCTTACCGGTATTTGACCCAAACTGTGAGTCATGGACAAACCAATAAATAGTCTCTCTTGCGCTGTCCTCAATAGCACCGATACATCTTGCGAATGGACTCAAAGGCTTTCCAGTGTACTCAAGAGCTGTCAGCGGAAGATTGCCATTGGTGTTCTCAATGACACCGGCCTCTGACTTCTCAGTAGAACCCATACGGACATTCATTGCGTCAATGTATTCGCCCTCAGGCACAACTCGCTCATCGAATGTCTTATTCATTCTACCAGCGACAAAATTCCTTGAAAAGTTTGCCATTATTTAATTATCTTGTCCATACCCCTCATATTCATTAGAAGTCTGCCAGGGTGGATGTTACTGATTCTTATTTTTGCATTTCTTAGTAGCGACTGTTTCTCTTTCCTAGCTCTTGCCACAATGTACTCTTGTACGCCAAATTTAGCGTTCAGTATCTCGTACCGGATATAGGCATAGACATATTGCTCGAACAGCTTATTGACCGATATAGCACCCTCATTGCCATTCTCCATGCCATCGCTCACATACTCAAGAATAACTGTTGCAGAGAGATTGTGATGGTGATTTGGGTCATTATTGTTATGGTAGTGGTTGTATCCCAAGATTGCGCTGTCAAAGTTTATGACACCTGCCTTCTTGTCAATATTGAACGTAGGGTTGCGGTTAGCTGTCTCGGTATTGAGTCCAAATCTAGCTCCTATGCCATAGTCAAAGTACCAATTGCCATCACAGCAGTATCCCTCGTGTCCGTGGAACTGATGCCCTTGGTTAAGGTAAATACTCTTCTTGGTTCCTTTGATTCGCTCGTAGTCAATGTTTGAGTACTGCGGCTCCAGGATATTACCATTTTGGTCAAAAAGGATATTGCACTCATGGTCCTGCAAGTATGCCTTGGCTGACAGTGTCTGTATGTTCTCACTAAGCGGCATAAGCACACCATTATGGTATAGCGAGATGCGCACCCAGTTGACATAGTCCGATGGTAGCACATAGCGCAGTTGATCGCAGACGCTAAGCTCAAGAGCTTTAATCTCTTTGAACGCGTCATAGTTCAGCTCTTGGATGGCTCGCTTGGCGTGGAACAACACCTTGTACCGCTCCTCATTATTTACCAATGAGTGGTTTCCGGTGTACATCAGCTGAAAGTTATTGACAATGTCAAATAGGCTCACATACTGATATGACCCCCAATTAGCATCTGTCGGAGCGTTACCATTATTGGTATAGTATTGATACTGTGATATATATGGCATTGTATATTATTTTAAGTATTAGCGTCTCTTCCTGCTTCTTGCCCTAGTGCGTATTGCACCACCTCAGTTTCTCTGATTGTCATACCACAGTATTGCAGTATTTTCTGAGCGAGTTTATATTCCTCTTCAAGTGGCAGCTCAAAGTCTTGGTAGTCAAGTTGTGACTGGTCAAACAAAGGCTCACCGCTTGCCAGGGTGATATATGTCCACTTAGGGTCCAATGGGTATCTAAAGTACGTTGCATTGACAGCACCATACCCTTTTATGCTGTTCGGATAGGTTGTTATGATACCTGCCTCATTAAGCGTATAGACAGGGAATACTGTCGATGGGGCAGTAAGCATTGAGTTGTTGAGCATTGTTATCTTGCCTACTGACACCTTCTCGGCATCTACTCCTACTGATGAGTATATAACGTAGTTTTCTTTTATGCCTTGGAAAATATCACTCGATAAGTCAAGGACCGTTGCTGATGCCACCACCATTACTTCTGCGCTCTCTAATGTTGTAAGGTTAATGACAATATCACCATAAGCTACTCCTGCTGTTATAAAGTTTGCAGTAGCATCAATCAACTGATTGAGTGATGGTGTTCCTGTAGTAGTCCCCGATATTTTCTTAGTATTGTAGCATAATAGCTTGTTAATCATATAGTAGTCATTGCCTACTGTTACAAGCGATGGAGCAAAGAACTGATTGACGGTGAATCCTGATGGGGTGACAACAGGAACTAAAAAATTGGAGATAAGGAAATACTCAAGAACCTCAGCAAGTGGCTGCTCAATATCAGCATAGTCAGTACCTGCCACACGGCCATTCTCCATGTTAATCACCTTGTTGTAGGCGGTGAAGTACTCCTCAAATATCTCCATCTGTGCCTGCTTGGCATAGAGATTAAAGTCCTGCGGAGAGATGTATCCGTAGTTGTTCTTATTCAGGACACCCTGTACTGTATTCCTTACTGAGTTTATCATCCGTATTTTTTTACAAATATAAAAAAAAGAGGGTATATATTTACACCCTCTTTATGTTTTTTGTTTTACGATTCAGAAAATGTTTCTAACATCTTGAGTGAATCTAAGCCCTCATCGCTTTGCAGGAACTGACCGGCAAAATCGTATGGGTCATTATTATATGGCACTGAACACATTTTCTTTTTGTTGGTTGGCGTATTGAACCATATTTCTCTACCATTATTCCTAATGGCAAGTAATTTCAATTCAAAGAACGATCTGATTTTAGCTTGGTAGTTAAGCTCAGGGTCATTGTATGCCTGTAAGAAATCATGCGGATAGTTTTTAGCAAATACCAATATATCACGCTTTAGCTCAGCTGTTGTAATGGTGGTAGGGTCTTTACCAAATAGTACCCTTGTCATCATCTCAAGCTGCTCAATTGTAAGATTTCTAGCTTGAATCAAAGCGTCAACTTCTAGGTTTAAATCCTCTACTTCATCTTTAGCTTCTTTCTCTTTGTCAACTTCCTCGAATACAATACCATTCATTGGATGGTAATGCAGAAATTCTTGAAGCACCGGATTTGTTCTTGCAACAGTTAAAAATCCATCTTCAAATACAATTGGCTCAAGTATTACATTTGAGTCCTGCTCATCCTCAAAAGGTGACTTTTGGTTAGAAGCGTATCTTAGTACTCTATTTACGTTTTTGGTTTCATCAAACCACATCAGTGGAAACTTTGGATTGTTTCTCGATACCAATGTGTATGATAATGGTGTCCCTCTTTTTAACCGATATATCTTATCGGAATACTTTTTCTCTGACATATTGTTCAATTTAATTAGATTTTAAAAAAGGAGGGCGCTATGGCAACGCCCCCCAAAAGCAGCAATGTATTAACCGAATCTGAAAAGTACAAAGTTGTTTGCACCGAGGGTACATACGCAACGCTCAGAAAGGAAGTTTACTTCCATAGCATCCAAGTCGCTAGTTTGCGCACCACCGGCAGAACCTGTAATCCAAGTTTTGTAACGACGGTCTTCTGTTTCAGTTGCACGGTAGCGGACGTGTAAGAACGGACGCTTAGCGTTTTTGCCCATAATTTGGTCATAAACTGAAGTAGAACCAGCAGGAACCAAAAGTCCTGTTACAGTACCAGTAGCGGTAGCAGCAGCATTTGAAAGACCACCACGCATAGTTGGATCGTTCAAGTATTTCCAGTCTGACTTGTAGAAGTCATAACCACGACGGAAACCTGAGAAACCAAGGTTCAACGCCATAGTAGTGTCATTGTCAAATAGACCGTATGAAGCACCAAATGAAGGAGTTGCAGCAGCAGCAGTAGAAGCACCATTAAGACCTGCAAGCATACCATCAATGGCAAAGCTAAGGTCACGGTTACAGAACACTACGTTTTCCTCAATAGCGCCTTGTCTATCAAGACGTTGTACGATTGTGTCCCAATCAGCAAGAGTTGTAGGAAGACCTGCACCCCATACGTTACCACGATTGTTTACAGCAAAAAATACTCCTTCAGAACCATCTACTTGAGCAGTTACTAATGCACCAGAACCAGCCTCAGCAGGAACAGCTTCAATCATAGCAGTCTCCATATAGTCCTCAAAGCGAAGACGAGTCTCATGCTCGGACTTTAGGTACCAAAGGTAGCCAGTAGCGCCATTCTCAGTTGTTACTTCAACCCAACCAATTTGAGCCATATCAGATCCACTGATATTGTATCTGTCTTTTAGGATGATTGGCTTGTTAGTGAAGAATACATCTTCAGCTTCAAGTGAACCAACCATACCGGTTGTGCCTTTTCTGAATTCAGAACCGTAAATAAAGATAGTACAAACATTTGTATTGACAATATTTACCGTAGCCTCATAGAAAGCAACAGTTATTACAAGACCAGCAGCAGCAGTAACAATAGCTTTGTTACTTACGCCAGTTGCATTAACTTGGATGAATACAGTTTGACCAATACGGATAGCAGCTGTGGTTGCACCTGCATCAGCAATGGTAAATGTTCCAACACCACCAGCAACAGCAGAAGCTGTACATTGTGTGTATTTGATGTGAAGACGACCTTGCTCAGCCCATCTAATTTGGTCAGAGTTTGAAGGCATCTCAGCACCTACAAGGCGAAGGAATGAAGAAATAGTACGATTACCATAACGCTCAAATTCTTTCTCGTAAGTATCAGGAAGATACTGGTTCAAGAAGTTAAAGTTGGTAATATAGTTTGTTGAAAGAGCCACTCTCTCTGCTGCCGGTTGCAGCGCGAATGTTGGCGTGTTTAATAATGGCATTTTTTAAGAATTTAATGTTTTACAATCTTTTTGCACTCTTGATTTTTAGACTTTTCCCAGAATCAGGGTTCACCTCTTTAACCTGGAATCCATCATTACCCTTAGTTGCCTCATTTGCTTTACGCTCAGACATATTGATATTCTTAGTCTTACGCATAAAGTCATCTGCTGCATCAGCTGCGCCTTGCTCATAAAAGTGCTTGGCGAAGCGCTCAGGGTTCATTGCAACCGCTAGCGCTTTATGGTACCCTGCTGCGTCTTTTATCATCCCTGTTTCGTCGAGAAACTTCCCGATAAAGCTTGAGGGATTAGAGTGTAACCTCTTCAACTCAGCAGCATCACCAGGATTGAAAAGAAGCTTTCTGTTATTGACATTGAACTCAAAACCTTTGAATCCTGAGTCAAAAACTTCATTAGTCTTATTCTCAAACCATTGACGTTTGCGATTATTTTCCTCTTCGTAAGTTTTAGCATTTCTGATATACTCACGATATGCATTGAACTCCTCCTTCTCTTCTTGAGAAACACCTGCCGTACTCGACTCAAGGGGCATTTTATATTTCTCCTTCTGTGTGGTGAAGAATTTCTTTGCTTCATTTACAGCTTTCTTTCTTGCAACTTTAGCCTTTTTGATATAGCTTTCATCGTCAAGGTCCTCATCGTATCTGTACTCATCCATCATCATATCGACATCATCTTCGTCGAGACCTTCTTGGGTTGATATCAGATACTCTTTTAAAAGCTGTTCTTCCGGCACGGACTCAAAGTCCTTATTCAACTTGAGAAAGTCCTCAAAGCCCCTGCCTGTTTCTTTTCTATATTTCATATAAGCAGCTACATCCTCAGGCATATCCTCTGCGCCTTTGCGCTCAGACATAAGCTCATCGAATGAGTTAATCTGCTTGTTGTATCTTTTTCCTATATATGAAAGAACGTCTTCTTCTCTTAGGTCAATCTCTTGCTGCGGCTCAGGAATATAACTATCCTGTGGAGCATCTTGAAATTGTTGTTCGTGCTTCTCTAAAAGCTCTTTCTCTACCTCTTGAACACTTTTTTGTTCACCGGTTTCGACTAATTTTACTGATTTAAATTCCATTTGAGTAAATTTATTTGTTGCAAAAATATAAAATAAAAATTAGATTCACACTATCTTGGGTTAAATTCTGCTAAATCAAAGCCATCTAAACTATCTTCATTGGACTCGAAGTTTACCGGAGGTAAGTTGTTCTTCCTTTGGTTTATCAGTTTTGACTGCTGAGTGTTCTGAATGCTTATGCGTTTGTTCTTCTCATCCTCTTTGTTTTTCTCACGCATAGCAAGTGTACCGTATTGCATCTCATGCAGCTTCACGCTATACTGGAACTCCTCTGCCATTAGTCTTGACTTGATTTGAGACTCAAATTCCATCTTCTTCATCGCCATCTCCATCTCTGTCTGTATGACTTGGGCTTTTGCTTGCGCTTCCAACTGTATCTTTTGCACTGCCATCTGTGCTGCCATTTGCTGTGACTGCATTTGCTGCTGCGACACCATTGCTTGCTTTTGCATTTGCATCTTCTCCATCTTCTCGGAAGTCTTTATACGCTTGACTTTGAGCAGTTGGTTTGCGAGTTTGAGGTTTTTAAGTTCTCGAATATCGATAGCATCCTCAAGGTTAATGTCGCCTTTCGATAAGGCCATGTTGATATTCGCTTCGAGTTGCGCTCTTTGCTCTTCGTCCGGTGCAATCTCAATAGAGATACCAAAATCATATAGGTAAAGGTCTTTAATTTCGTTAAGTATTGACACGTTGTACCTGCCTATTCTTGTGGCGAAGTCTTCTTTGAAGTCAGCGTACTCTAATATGTCAGCTACGCGATAAGTGATGGCTTCTGCCAAAGTGCGGTAGATATATAGACCACTCTCCAGGATATGCCTTGTTGCTGTGTTTGAGTTGAGCGCTGCAAGCTTCTGTAAGCCAACCAATGAGTTCGGGTCAGGTGTTGAGCCATCCCTTGCCTCATTAAGCCCTGTAACGGTCCGTATCATGTCCATATAGTGCTGGTAGTTAGCCAACAGCATCTGTGTCTTTGCCGCTCCTGAGTTTGACGTGAGCTGAGTAATTGGCACCCTCGCATTATTGAAGTCACCATCTTGGGTGAAGCTACGCCCGATGACACTACCTGTTTGGAAGTAGAGCCTTAATGCATCCTCAGGATTATAGGCATTGCCAGTTCCAAGGTCAACCTCATTGAGGCCGTCAGCGTCAATGAACACACCATCAGGGACAATGCGGTTAATGACCTGCTGTAGCTTTAGATGGGTGATTTGGATTAGGTCAGCAAATGGTATCATCCTGCGAACTAAGCTCTCGATAACACCTTTGTACATCCTTGGCGCGCAAGCTACGAACATTGGCATAGCGTGTTGTGCTGATGACTTAGGTCTGACCATATTCTCGGCCATCTCCCACTTGAGCAGGTAATTGGTGCCCATTACCATGATGCCTTCGTACCATACGTCAACAGTCTTCTCAACTTTCTCAAAGCCACCCTCTTCCATCATCTCTTGTGGAGGATTGAACTCATCGTCCTTTGGAATCATCTTGAAACCACCTTGCTCTAATGTTTTCTTTTTATAGACAATTTTTTTGGTTGTCTTATAATTAAAATAGAGCAGAGTGCAAGTATCTCTAAAAAATAAACTATTCTCATAATATCTTGCTACGTTATAATAGTCATACCATGACTGACTGTACGCTGAGATTTGCTCTAGATCGTCTCTTGTCAGCTTTGGATTTATCTTGTATAGCTCAGTGAGCGGAACGGTCTTGATTTCACCCCAATAGAACACATCTTTAAAGAATGGGTCCTCGGTATAATTATGGACCACATTAGCTGGGTCAACATAGGACACCTTGACACCTTCTCCTAGCAAGAACTCATGCTTTGCTACGGCCATGCCTAAGACGGTCATGTCATAGTCAAGGCGCTTTCTGATGTCATCGTAGTGGTTCTCGTCAAATATTGTGCTGATGGCTACCTCCTCTGCTATCTCAATTGCAGGCTTGTAGTTAATCTGCATATATAATGATAGTTCTTCATCATTCTCAGGAAGCTTCTCAGGGTCCATCATAAATGGATCGGCACCGGTAAACTGTTGGATTTTTGCAAAGATTTCTTTTCCTGCCATTTGCGTCTCAATCATGTCTTGGTACTTATTGCGCTTGGCAAGTGACATTGCGTCCTGCGCATAAGCCTTTGGCTTGAAGAGTCTGTCTGACATACCGTTTACAACAATGTCAACGAACTTTGGGATAACAGGAACTGGTGTCCAGTCAATATTCAGGTACGACAAATCGCCATCAATAGCAAGTTCATTTTTGTACTTTGCTACTGACTGCTCTCCTCTTGCATAAAGCTTGAGCTTATGGAAGTCTCTCCAACGGCTGTAGTACCTACATGAGGTTCCGTCTTTTCTAAACCACTCATACTGTATAGCTTGCCCTACTTGTAAACCATAGCCTTCAGATGCTTTCTCTTTATCTGTTGCCCATTGGTTAGGGAAGTTTGTGTACTGAATATCAATTATTATATCTTTCATTTCATTAGTTGACTTGTTAATCCATCGTTTGAATATTTAGCAAAGTTAATAATAATTTTTGATTCTTTCTTTTCAGGCATATAAAGGTGCTTTTGATTTGCCATTATAGCCAGTCCGGAACTAATCGTTGCGTCAAATCTCGTTCTGTCATTTATATCAAACTTTGCCCAATCCTCAAGTGTTCTGATGAAAGGCATACTGCCAATCACGTCAGGGTCTCTATATGTTCCTGTAAGGTCAAATCCGACATACTTCTCAATATATGACTCAATAGCTGCTGCGTGTGACTGCTTGACATCCTCTGATGAGTTAGGTATGCCACCAAGTTCACGCTCAGTTTTAGTGAGCTTATTAAATTGTTTGTCGGGTCGATTCATACAAAATCCTCTATATCCCCTGTTTTTAAAATGGTATAGTAATCGTGGTTTGTTATTCTCTATAAGTATTGGCATACCATAGAAAACACAAGCCATTAGTATTTCTTCAAAAAATATCTCTGCGGTTTGTGGTCTTGCTACATATTCTAAAAAGAACTCATTGGTTGGTGCATCATCCATGTGAAACTTTGTCATTCCGTGAAGCGATCCACAGGACCCTCTGCCTCCTACTACTGCTGATATGTCGTATGGGTCACATCCGAAGGAGCCAAGATGCTCATTCCCTGGAAAATTGATGCCATTCTTGACATACACATTATTTATGTAGTGCGCAGGGGGGAACCAACTGATGGCAAATCTGCCACTTCTATTTGGTGTCCATATAACTTTTGTGTCCTTTAT